CCTTAACCAAATTGGGGTGGTTAATTAATTGATGTTCAATTTCACTTACGTAGGGGCCGAATATGCTTAGCATTTCGTCGCTCCTTGGGCTGATGTTTCTCGGGTCGGTTCCGTTGTCTGAGGTTTCGATCTTGAGGAAATTTTTCGTCAGACGATCCTTCGTCAGCCACCCCCGGAACGCGATCTCCTTCCTCGCGTTTGTTAGCAGTTTGCGCCTGGACAGTGGATACCTGGCAGACCAATCGTTGAAAGGCGTGGGTTCCATGTTTGCCGGCAGAAGGGGAATCAAATACTCCCAGTAATACAGAACCGCCATGAACGTCAGATAGCCATGTCTCTTTAGCAATGTCCTGATAAACGGCAAAGCGACAGAGTTGTTTAATGACAGACGCTTTGTTGATTCGCAACTCAAGACGCAAGACGTCGGACAGAATTGCATCAATCCATTCGCACAGGGAATCTTGGTCGTGGTCATACATTTCAGCGACAGCACGCGCAACGTCTGCTCCCAGACGTACGACGGTATCTTTTCCGCAAGGCCAAGCTGTTTCGCACCGCATGTCAATAGCATCGCCCGTAAACGAGGATCCCAAGACAAATTGTGCATTGGGCTGTTTGCCATCATCACTTTTTCCGGTCGGAACTCGGCCATCGGGGACTGGGTGAACATGCTCGTCACAGGGGCTTCCCCGTCCTCCACTGTCACCAGATGTTTTCGCAGGTCTATCGCCGTAGTGCCCTTTTTCGCTGCTGGGACATCGATGCCCGTCGGTTGGAGACGATGCATCTCGAGAGTCGGCCCCAGGGGGTGGTGCAGGTGGGGCAGATCCAGCATTGCCACGCTCGCCTGCTCCTTCTCCATCACGTTCATCAACAGGGGGTGCGGTCGGGGCACGACGTTCAAAACCCGCGTTTCCAGAGATGTTATCATGTTCGCCTGTGTCTTCGCCGGTACAGCGTTTAGAGTGTTGAGAACCGCGGGCATCAGCTGGCGCGGGCGAAGGACGAAAGCAGTCGCGCTTATACTTGGTCAGACCGATATTCAAAAAAGAAGACCGATTCATGCGACTGTTAATCTCATAGGTCGGGACAATGACCTTTGGAAACGTCCACGCAAAACACTTCTTCACGGGGGCACTCTCAAGCAATCGATTAGCACATTCACGTGCGAACAAAGGGCCGTGGTTGCGAACCCAAAGTACTGCACGCAATCTATACAAATCGTACCAACGAAAATCCACCGGGTGGCCTTGAATGCAAGTGGCCACGTAAGCGGTGGTGACAGACTTCATGTCAGCAAGGTAAGCAACCAAACGGACGACCTCGTCAACATTCGAGAGGCTAGCGC